GCTGCTGGATCAGAAAAACCGGTTGCTTGAAAATAATTAATTATTGGACTAGGAAACTCATCTTGGAAAAATTGTTTAATAGGCATCCCCATATTCTCAATATTATAACCATTGCCAGTACGATAAAAGCTATTTTTATCTGCCCAAAATACACCAGAATCTGTTTTAGTGACGGTTTGGGTGTGCATACAACCTATATTTTGAGCTATTTCAGTAGTAGATCCACCGGATAATAGTGATGCCGACCATGAAGGTTGATAAACAAACATTTCTGCTTCAGTCCAAATAATAACAAAATTATTAAATCCTTCAATTGCAACTATATCAGTATCCGCTACGATATTTACAATATTATCACCAACAATAGCATTAGGATCTCCCAAATCACTAAAATAAAGTGTTTTACCAGCCGCATAAAATAAATGTCCATTTAATACTGTAGCATCGATAAAATTAGGCATATCGTCTTTTTGCACATATGAGAAGCCAGCAGTATGAATACCATCTTTTAAGGCAAGCGGAATAATAGTAGCACTTTCTACATATCTACCGGTTTCCCAATCATTAACTTCATCATTAGAATTAATAACATTGGTCCATTTTGGACGAGTAAAATCAGGAAAAATAGTGGGATTATAAATAAAAGTTCCAGCGGCTTTTGATCCAAAATAAACTTGATCTCCAAAAGTAGGATGAGTATAATCTGTAAACCACCATCTAGTATCGTCTGCTCCAATTAGCTCTTGCCATTCACCATATGTATTATCTCGTTTTTCATAGTATCCATGTAGCCAAGAAGCAGCATCATCTTGACCACTGCCGGCTTCGCCTTCACTAGTATGTGTATATAAGATTTCTTCGTATTTAGTATTATTTGTAATATCATGAATAATTATAGTATAAAAACTAATATAATCTTGTAAATTGGGCTGATCGTCAAAACTAGTATCCCACGCATCAAACGGACCCTTTACTATATTACTAGTATATCCTCTTGTTAGAAAGATACTTATAATTTGTTCGTGTCCAAAATCAGTTTTAAGGTAATGATTTCCTAAACACTCTTGCAAACCAGTTTCTTCAGTAGTATCATAGGGCGCAGGATTTCCATATTGGGGATATGCCTGTACACTACTATTGAATTCACTTAATTGACCAAAACCTCCACGAACCTCTAACACTCCATAATTTGAATAAAGGTTTTGTTTTAAGCTCGTCATATTTACTGGACTTGATAGTACAGTTTTTTGATCGATAACTTCTATTTCTTGTTTTGGACTAGCCATATTAATATCCTAAATATTCTAACTCGTCTGTTGCTATTACACGATTACGAGCGCCCCAGCTTCTACCGGTTTGCAGATAATCTCCTAGTTGTTTTTGTCTTTGCAAAAGCTGCTGCACTAGAACGGGGTTATTAGCAAAATCAGTAATAGCATATTGCTGATATGCCAACAGAGCAACGATATCGTGAAAGCCGGCTAGATCATCAATAAAAGCCCCTGCTCCTGTAGTATTAGCTACTGTGAAAATATCACTAACATCGGGGATATACTCCAAAACGATCCTTTCATAGTCGCCGGTAAATCTTAAGATTGTTCCTTCTAACATATAGCGATTTAAACCATTTTGAATTTCCAATAAGGATCTAGCTGGCTCTAAATAATAACGAATATCTCTATCTGTTGTTCCTGCGCCGGATTCGGCTAGAGCACATCGAACAAGTCGATAAAGCCGTGTACCCGATACTGCATTAGCACCCAAAAGGGGACCAGTTCCAGCATTTGTTAAATCACATGAACTCGCAGGTGCCCCGGGCACATCTATAAATCGCCGAATCATATAATAATGATTATCCTGTTCTAAAACATATTGTCTAAATTGTTCATATCCAATATTTAAATATGTGACCACATTTGCATCACTTAGGAAAGTTGTATCGCTTTCATCAGTATAATTCCTAAATAAACTGGCGATGGCATCTGTTAACATTATTCTACACTCCTATTTCTAACAACCGAGGGATCAAATGTCTGTGGTGATTTAGCAGCTTTAACCCCACCTCTATAGGCATCATAAAGTCCTGATAACTTACTCCCTTGTACATTTTCATCCATATATTGCTGTTGGGCTGCTGGTGATACAGTTGCCATTTGATTAGCAATTTGCTCTGGATTACCGGGATCTGTTCTTTCCGGAAATACTTTGTATTTATAACGATTCTCCGCAGGATCATTAGGATCAGCCGGTTGATAGGTACTCACACTAATAAAGATATCCCGAATATAATCAGCAACTTCTTCTCCAAGTGCATAATATTCTTCGGTACGAATAAATTTACCAAAGATATCCTTAAACGCATCTAAATCATCAGTAGCAAAGATTTCAATTTGTGCCCCCATTTTAACTGCATCAAGCATATCCAAGGCATGATTACGATTAGCCATCCTATCAGCAATAAAAGTATCACCCGTGCGAAAGCTTAATTGCTTAAGCGCAGTTTCTTTATCAATCATTTCCGCTTCAACTAATTGCATAATCTTCGCATCTCTACTAAGAGCATCATCACGGAACAAAGAACCGGATTCAATGAAGATATCTGGTGTGTCTACAATATCCGTTGCCTTTATATTGCGAAAAACATACCCACCTCTGCCATCAAACATACGCACAAATCGATCTTTTGTATAATACTTTTTCATTAATTGTAAAATAGTTTTTAATGCTTTTTGTACTCCCTCTTCAATATTTCCTTGCGTCATAGCCAACTGACTAATGTCTTGCTGTGCCAAAGCTTCAATAGCTTTGCCACTAGTGACGCCAACGGCTCTTTTGCCGAGGGTTGTGCTGTGAACACCCGATACATCGAACATCTCGCCCTGTAGGCGTGCGATATTATCTAAGACATAGCCGGGTAGCCCTGTGCCGGGGATTTGCGTTGGAGCGCCTCCTGCGGCGTTATAATAGATAATCTCACCGGGTGTACCACGAATTGCTCCACTATTAACTCCTGCGGTTTTTGGGATTAACCACTTTGGGTTTGACATAAGCTCAACATTTTCAATAAGTTGATTACGAGCTTTATTATACATATTTTGTAGATCAATAATGGACTCAACTAAGCCCATGCCCCATAAGCGATCTGGCATATCGGTATACTGAATATGCTGAAAGGGTATATCTTTTGAAGTGTCGCTCCATCGTCCTTTATATAAATAAGTATTGCCTACAACAATACCATATTTTCCATCTCGCCAATAAACATCAAATAGTTCGACTCTATTATAATAATAGGCATCTTCTAGTGCTTCATTGATTCGGCGTGAAGGATTTGAATCACCGCCAGTACGGATATTTGTCGTAGAATTTGCATCAATTTGATCTGCATGATCTGGAAATGCTTTTTTAACATCTTCACTACGAGCGATTGTACGAATAGCCACATAAGAACTTTGATCGGCATTTTGTGCTCCCGGCTCATAGAAGAAATCATAGGGACTAATTACACGCACTACCACTTCATCTAAATCTGGATCAAAAAACTCTTGTAGTCCTACATTTCCAACAGCAATAAGCCAATGAATAGCTTTTTCAAATTTACTTTTTAAATTATCGCTATGATAAAAATATCTTAGGAGTTCTTCGGAAGCTTTTGCCTTAAGAATATCTTCGTCTGAGGGGCTAGCAGGAAGGACTGCTACGCCGGGATAATTTGTTTCTAATTTAGAAGAGATAACCCGGTAAACATTTAGGATTAAATTAATAATAACCTTAAGTTTACCGGGTTGATTTTTAAGCGTTACGAATTGTGTTAGAGTTTTATCATATCTTAAACTTTGTTTCCCTTGTAAATACAATAAACATAAGTCCCATACACGAATAAGAGCTATTTTATTAGATTTAGCTTGACTTATAAGTGCTTTAATGGCATGCGGAAATTTTCCATAATCGCTGCCAAGTTGTGTATCTTGATCTAGTTTCATTGTTTATTCCTTATGATAATGATAATTTTTGAAAATTTGCTGCCCTAGCAGGATCGATATTTGCTCCAAATTTCTTTACGGTTAGAGCTTTGCCAAGCTTGGGCACTTTGGGCACTTTTGGTACTCCCTCTTTAAGCATCTTTTCAGCAGCTTCGCTTTTGGCACCATTCCCAAATAAAGAACCAATCCCACTAGCCAAAGATACTAGTTTATCAAATCCTTCTGTTGGATCACGAACCGTAGTGCCTCCCTTTTCAGCCAATTCTTTTGCACGCTCTATATTTGGATCAATCATACCCACGACATCGCCACTAGTTTTCCATGCCTGTGCTCCCGCTTGAGGACCGCCAAAATATGTAGCTATAGCGGCTGATAATACTTGTGTTGGAATTTTTGTATACATGGCTGAACTTTCAGCACTTTTAGCAGCTAAAGCAGCTTGACTTTTTTCTGCTGATGGTATAGGATCTCGCTGACCCTCTAAACCAGATCGAGGATCTCCAGCTTTCAAACCAACTCTTCCTTGGGGTAAACCAACTCTTCCTTTTTGTAAACCATATGCCATTATAATGTCTCCTCTTCCCAAAGTTGAGCTAGTGGGCTAGCAGTTGCTTCTTGGGATACTGTATATTCTTTTTGCAACTTTAAATCATACTTAACTTTTTCAGTTTTTACCCTTAAAAACAAATAAAGTTGGGTCAAACAAAGACCCAACATAAATAATGTACAAGCGCCAAGAATGTGTAAGTATATCATATTTATCCAAAAAGGGGGATGGCAAGACCGAAGCCCCACCATCCCCCGATAGTTAACTTAGCTATTAAGTTTCAAAGCCAAGAAGGACGCCGTTGGCATTTGGACGCTCACAATAGAGATCCATATACATACGGTAATAACCTTCATAGGCATCCAAGTTAACCGAACGAGACAGAATATTTCCGTCTAGATCAGCAAACCCGGGCTTTTCTAGCTCGGCTAGTTTCCACGCCTTGGTCTTCAAGAAGTAGATGAGGTGCTTACCACAATCAACACTCGTCCTAATCGGAGTATTGTTAAAGCCGATACCGCTGAAACCAGCATCGCCCTTAGTTGCTTTGTCAGCATTTACGAACAAGTTAGCAGCATTATTGCCACCAACAAGAACACCGGTATAGGTAGCACGATGAACAGGATTCATCATGATGCTATTCGGTTCTTCACCAGATTCAGCATTAACTGAATCCAGAACACTCTGCATACCCTCTGGCGTAAGCCCCGGGTTTTGCCCGGCGACCGTTGGGCGGGTATAGTTACCCGCAACACCGGTACTATTCGTAGTACGGATGCTTGGGCACTGCAAAGCAGTCACGCCAGTAGCCGTTGTACGATCAACACCAAAGTGAGTTGGTGAAGACAAGTTGGTATTAATACCGGTAAACTGCTCGGCAATTGCGGCTGTGGCGCTTGCCGGTCCAGTAATTTCAACTGCGAATGCAACTGTATTACCAGCGACATTAAGAGCAGCGATACTAGTAGAGCCAACGCCAGCGCCACCTTCAGTGAAAGTATTGGCGACGACATCAACAGCGGTCACATCAATACCCGTAGCTGCATCAGCGAGGGTATCGCCACGAACCAAACTAACGGTAAGACCGGGGTGAGCAGCCAACATATCAGAAAGCCACTGGGCATTGCCATCAAATTCCCAAGTTTGAGCAGCGCCTGCCGCTTTGCGCTCCTGCGTATAACCAGCAATGCTGCCACCGCTAAACATGCTCTCATTAGCTTTCTTGCGAACATCCTGCGTAAGACGACGCAACTCAAGATCGACATAATTGCCGAATGAATAAGCACCCTTAGCAGACGAGATAGCTGGACCGGTTAAGCTAAACCGACCATAAAGAAACTTCGCATTAATGTGAAGCTCATTATAGGTCTGTGAACCAGCAGTCGGGAGGGCAGCGCCTTCAGCTTTGAAGTCAACGCCCGGGTTTCGTGCAGTATGCACAGGTACAATAACTCGCTTTCCTGACCAATCGAGTTTTGCCTTTTCAAAAAGCTGAAGCATAAGAACTTCTTGATTCAACTGCTCGGCAATTGCCTTCGCATAGAACTCCTTAAGTACGCTTTGTAGTGTGGTTAAAGTAGCCATAATTTTCTCCTATTTCCAATTATTTTTTAAAAAATCAAACATCTGGGCTTTGGCATCATCAAGATTCTTTGGTGGATTTTCATGACCCGACCCATTGTGTGTATGTCCAGATGGAGAATTGCTTACTCTTGGCGGAGCTTCTGGAGGCAGTGGTGCCGCTAGTTGCTGTTGCTGTGAATATTGAGCAATTGCTTCTTCTTGGACTGCTGAAATAAATGTAGAATATCGCTCTGCAATATCCATTACATCTACTTCGGGGTTGGAAACAACGGCTTGTAGCATTACCGAGCGTGGGACACCGGGGTATTGTTGTTCAGCATAACCAATTTCTTCTTCTAGCTGATACTGTGCTTTATATACTTCAAGTTCATTGAGACGATTTTCAATCGCCCCATACTTTTCAGCATACGGGTCTGCTACTTCTAGCTCTTCGCTATAAAGTGATTCAAACCAATCATCCTCAGTTTTTGCTGGGGGTGCTGGTTCGGCACTCTGTTGAGCGACATTGGCGAGATATTCTTCTAGTTCTTGAATTCGTCCTTGTGCTTCATCAAGCCCATTACGAAATTCATTCCTAGAATCAATAATACTCTTAAAGCGTGAATACGGGACGGCATGTCCTTCCTCATCTACTTCTTCGTCCGATTGAACTACTTGTTCAACTTCGGACACTTCTTCGGTCATTGAGGGTGACGATTCCTCTGCCTCTAGGGCTACATCGGGTTCTGTGGTGACCTCTTCCGCTGCTGCGGCTAATTCCGTTGCTTCCTCTTCGCCAAATCTGCCTTTCAGGAAGGAGGCGACTTCTTCCTGCTGACTTTCGTCTAATAACGCCATAATTAACTCCTTTTTACGCTACATTTTTTAACGAGGTATTGTCCTCGCAGCATGAGTTGCTATAAAATAACACCACTAATAAACCTCACTGATGCTACTAAGTTCTTTATCAAATAAAGATTTTTCTTCTGCCCAATACCCATTGGGTACATTTTTATACGAACATCCATATTTTGCTTCAAATTCAACCATCTCTCTAACATTCCTAGGACGCTTTTGTAATTTCACTTCCTCTTCTAGAAATGCGACTTGATCTTCGCCCATTAGAGCTAGACCAACAGAAATAACTAAATCATCATGAAAACCTCCCTCGGCTTCGGGCTTTCCTTTTTCATTATAAATAAAATTAGTAAATTCATATTGTAAGCGAGGGCATGGAACACTCATTTGTTTATCTGCAATTGCACTAATCAATCGACTGATTAGAACTGCTCTAGTTGCTTGTCCCGTATAAAATCCAATTTTATCTGTAAAACGATTAGTTAGTTTGTCAAACTTTGTATCTCTATATAAATAAGGATAACCGGTTTGAGCTAGGTCTTCTGCGATTGCTTGCCCATAAGAGTTGCGCTCGACAACTACAAGGGCTTGATATTTATTTAGAATATTTTTAACCTGACGACTAAATTCTTTTAGGGATACTCGGTCATAATAAGTTGCAACTAGGAGGGGTTTATCTTTATTAGTCACATCTAAAATCGTTATTGCTGAGAAATCGCCATTTGGCGAGCCAGATGCTGTATCCACACCCATAACATAAGTGGCATATCGATGGGGTGCTTGAAAAACCATCCAACCAAACTTTTCGGGAGGAGGTGCCAAGTTCGCTGCAATTCTAGGAAATACAAAACTACCCGATCCTAAAAACGCATCTTTCTCAAAAACAGGGTATTCTTGCTTGAAAGTGAGCAAGTTATTGGCACATTTGACCTTAAGAGTCCTTAAAAACCAGTATTTTTGCTGTTTTGTTAGTTTACACTCTGCTAGAAACTCTTTAATTGTATCAGTTTCTTTTATGCGTGGATTGCGTTTTATCCTATATTCTTCGTGATCTAGCCAACTTAAGAATAGTTTTGTAAAGGCATTGTCATCTTTCCAGAACAAATAGAACTCATTAAGACCATTTGGCGTTGTTTCTAGGATAATTTGAGAGTTATTAGATGCTGTTTGGAAAAGTGCCTGAATAGTGCTGTTCATATCTTGCCAGAACGCAGCTTCTGAGGCGTGAATTCTACTAAAAGTAGAACCCCGAAAGTTTTGAGAGTTAGCAGTGTCGACTTTAATGAAGCCGCCATGCACAAATTCCATCTCATTAACACTAGCTTTTGTACGCTCAACCTTCAAGAACTTAGGCAAATTGTCATAATAACGCTGATAAATGCTAAATATGGACTTTACAGCAATGCTGGTATGAGCGACAACAGCGATACGAGTATTAGGATAAAATAATGCCTCCCAGAAAAACCTAGCTGCGATAAATGTCGTGGAACCAAGCTGCCTTGCCTTAAGAATTTTAATATAGTTAGAGTTTTGTAATTCATTATTGATAGTCCTTTGGGCATTATTTAAAATAAGAGGAACTAATTCCCCATTTTTATCTACAATCTTAAGATATTTAGTTGCAAAATATTCAAAATCTTCTTTACAATTCTTAACTTCTTGTACAATTTGTTCTATTTTACTCATGCCACTCCACACTTACAATCGCAATCTTTTATTTTGTGCTCTAATTGTATTGGTTCTTCGGGCACTTTTATTTCTACAGGATCTACAGTTAAACATGATTGTAATAATATTGCAATAATTAAATATTTCATGCTCTCATTTTCTGTGCGGCGGCTTGGCGTGATGGTCCTAGTTGTACTATACTTAAAAGTTCTTTTTGTAGTAGTTTATTCTGTTTGCTTTCGCCGCTAAGTGCTTTAATATATGCAGGAAGAAGCCGGTCGAATAAGACGCCTTGATCGGCTCGCTGACGAAGATGCTTTATAAATTTACCCATATCTTTAGGATTAGTTTCTAATTTGCGCATAATTTTTTGAACCGTACTAGGTGAACTGGGTCTTTCCATTCCAAGTGCATGAGCATATGCGTTTAAAAAACGAATAGTTGGTGCATGCAAATATGCATTCATTTCAATAAGTTTCCCCATATACTCAATTTGGTCATTAATAGTTTGAACTCCCTTATCCTTGTTCGCTAGCCGCTTAATATAACTTGGATGCTTAAGAATTCTCTCCATCTCTTTTTTCCACACAGATTGCTGTGGCGGTCCTTTTCCAAGTCCTGCTTTTTCTGCTGCTCGCCCAGTACCATGAATATTGGCTAGCGTTGATTCCGATCTTTCCATTGCGTGAGTTAGTTCATGTTCTGCTGTGCTTTGCGGACCTTGTCCTGTTCCATAGGGATCGCCTCCATATGTGGGTACTTCCCATGGATGTGTCCCTTTTTCGACGCCTATACTAACCCGCCCCTTCTTCCACTTGCGCATATGTTGCGGATCGATCCACGAATACTTCGCCATGACTTCTTCTACATCTAATGGGTGTGCTGGGGGTGAATATCGACCTAGCGTACTACCCTTTTCTCCAGTTGTTATTGTTTCATATTCTGGAACGGTTGCGAGATCTTCTATTGTGATCGGCTCTAGCCCTCTTTCTTTTCGGTATTTATTTGCGGTCTTAAGTTGCGCAGCAATATTTTTTGTAGTGCTTATCCCCTTTGGTCCTTCTCCTATATCATAATATTTGGTTAATACATCTTTGGGAGCGGGTCTTTCAAGCCGCATAAATTTCGGTGCCGGTGGAATATTTATTGGGGCTGTATCTTCTGCTATCGAAGTACCTTCTATTTGATATTTAGGTGAGAACCTTAGCCGATCGGCATGATATTTCATAGAGGGTTCAAGATGTTTTTTCACCCATTTTTCAATAGGATATTTTGGCACTGTTTGTATGGGCTCTTTGCCACCAGCTTCTATGATTTGCTGGGCAGATGGTGATTCGAAAATTGGTTCGATTATTGGATCCCAAGGAAACTTAGTTAGTTTTTGTAATTTCGGGGGAGTTAGAGGTTTGGGTGAAACGGGTATATATGGACCCCAACTATATTGCTTTGTTGGCTTGTCGCCCGGCGGCGGGATTGCCATCTTGTCTGATTTTGTTGGACTCGGGTTAGCTAGAGAACCAGCAGCCCTACCTTTAAAGCGAACTGTTGCCGGCTGGAACCTTTCCATTCGACTAATTTGTTTGCGTTGCCTTCCCTTAGCAACGGCACCAGCCGCTGAAGGAGCAAGCATAAATATTAATTCATTTAATAATTCATTCCACTCTGGGGCTGTTGGTTTATCCCCAGTAGCTTTCTTGCGTACTGCTTCTAATCGCTTTTCGGCATAGGTTCTTCTAGGAGATGGTCCAAGCGGACCAGCTTCTTTTTGGGCTTCAATATATTCATCTAAGAGTTTACGAGGAATTGGAGTAAACTTTCCCCGGGGCTTGCCCATTTGTGGGCGATACCGCTCTGAATAGGGAATTTTAGGTTTATCTGGCATTATTTCTTACGCTTTTTAGCCATCTTCTTAAATGTCTTGGCTAGGTTATAGCGGCGTGTGCCGGGACGACAAGTTGGTCCACCAAACTTCTTACCAGTACAGACACCTTCGGTGCCTCGTTCTTTTATAGAAGCTGTGGCTTTTTGGATCCAGCGTCTAGCTGCTTCCCTTCGGGCTTTTTTTCGTGGCATTATTTCTTAATTAGTCGTTTTGCAGCGGCTAAACGAGCAGCTTTCTTTTTGGCTTTTGCGTGTGCTGCATATCCTTCTTTGGTATACGCATAGTGCTTTCCTTTTAATTCTGGCATTATTTTCTCCTTTTGGCTTTATCAGCTTTTTTAGCTTTGCGTTGTTGTTCAATTTGCCAATACATTTCATTTACATTCTTGGGGAAATCCTTAATGTCTTTTAGTATAGCTGGCATTTTACCAGTATCCATATATTCTTGCATAAGCATAATTGGAATAAACCATGCTCCACCACCTTTTTTACCTCTTAGAATTTTTTTAAATTCTTTGGGCATCGGGGCGAACGGTCCACCTCGGGCTGTCTTGGGCTTTGGACCTGTTCCTGCGCCATAGGTCTTGGGCGGATCCCCCATCTGTGGGCGGCTAGCTGGCTCCTTGTACTTGCCGGCTGCACGCTGTTTGCCGATGGGATCGTCCTTGGGGATATACCCGCCCTTTTGGCGTGGCTTTGCTTCTCGGGATGCGACTTCGGCTTCGGTTGCATCAACAAATTTTCTAAGTTCAGCTTTAGTGGGTTTTGGTTCACGAAGAGCTTTCTTTTTAAGAGAAGCCCTAACTCTATCAGATTGTGCCCGTGCCGCAACTCTTTCAGCAATTTTTTCTGGTGATGGCGGTGATGGCTTGGCTTCCCGGGAAGCTTTTGCTCGGCGTGCTCTTTCGGCTCCAGTAATTTTTTTAGGTTTTTTTGGAGCTTTTCCTTTACGGAATGATTCACGCCCTTGCTGCGCAGCTTTGTCTGTTGCAGCTTTATGTGTCTCTTCTGTTATTCCATATGGTTGTTTTTTCGGTGGCTTTTTCATTGAATATCGAGATCCCGTATCTATATCAGCAGCGGGAGGCACTCTTGGCTTGAGTGGTTTGTCTTCGGGTAAGAAATTATCAAAGATCAAACCTCCTTTTTGCTTACCACTTGTATGATATTTAGCAGTTCTGCCATGCACCTCATACCAAGTGCCCTTTGCAACTGCCTTTCGCTGCTGCGTCATAAATCTTTCATATAAGCGTTGATCTGCTTTAGCCCATTTACTTTTTGGACCTTTGGGCATCGTAGATTTACGACCATCCCATGTACCCCCTTCGGCAATATGTGTTGGAGCTTCGGCATGAAGACGAGTTTCAGATATTTTTCTTGCTGTTTCTATATCCATTGTACTCGGTGGTGGCTTATTGGTTTTGCGTCCATTGCCTGCGCCTCCTTTTACGGGCTTTCGACCCTCATAGGTTGGCTCACCCTTGATGACTCTATAGGACTTGGGAGCTTTGCGAGTACGCACTTTCTCTGATTCTGTCCATTTAACCTTGCGTGTACGAGGATCGCCTCTGCGCTGTGCTATGGGTGGCTGACGAACAGCTTCTTTTCTAATAGTTTCAGTGCGGCGCTTGGCTTGTTCTACTGCTGTGGGTCTGGATGCTGTGCGTGCTGTACCAGCAGCAGCAATCTTAGGCGGCTCTTTGGGTGTGCGACCCGATACGGGTGCTCTAGCAATGTTCGCAGCGGCTTGCCTGATTGCCGTGTGAGTACCCTTAGCACGACTAGGTGGTCTTTTCTGTACCTCATAACCTAGACGAATTCGTTTCTGCTTTAATTGCCTAAGAGATTTTTGTTCTGCCTGATTAAGCTTTCTACGCAACTTTTCTAGATGAGAAATTTCCCGTTCAGTTGCTTGTAGTTCTTTATAAGTAGCTTCTACTTTTAAAAGTGATTTTGGTAGCCCTGCTTTTTTACGAGCTATTTTAATTGGTTTTTTTGCCATTGTTTTTTCCTATTAACTACTATAAGTCCCACTGTGGGGATCCTTCTTCATCTTTGCCAGTTTCTCCTCATCAGCTTTTTTCGCCTGCGCTGCCTTCCAT